CTGAAGTTAATGATTTATCAACGGCAAGAAGTCAAACTGCAGGTGGAGGAACTGTTACTGAGGGGTTTGTTGCAGGAGGTTACACCGGTCCAGCATATGTAGGTGTTACTGAAGAATGGGAAGTTCCAGATTTTACAATTAAGACGGTGACAACAAGTTAATTATGATTTATAAACAAGCAAAAGGAGGAAGCAACTATGGCATATAAATACTGTACAGCGACTAACTGGGGTAAAAACTTTTTCACTCACGAAGAGAGAAAACAGTTTCACCTTTCAGGTCATCCTGGTGAAGTATGGGTTGTAGGCGATAATCTTTATGGTGATCAATGGATCGGTAAAGTAGCTGGTGCGATTAAGACAAAAGAAGAAGCACAAGCTATCGTTACTGCTGAGATCGAAGCAGCACAAGCTGCATACGATGCATTGTCAGATGAAGAAAAAGAAATGCAATCTAGACCAGTAGTATATAATCTTCCATAGTCTTAACCTATGGCTAAGTATTCGGATATAAAAGGATTTACAGTTCAAACACTGTCAACGGACACTATTGCGTCTCAAGTATTGGGAGGTTCGTGGTCTAGTGGTGGCTCATCTAATACAGATCACGGAAACGCTGGTGGAGCAGGAACACAAACATCTGCGCTAGCGTATGGAGCTGAGAGTAGCCCTTACGTTCAAGTGGAAGAATATAATGGAAGTGCTTGGTCAGAAATTGCAGAATGTAATGTCCAAGGATCTAGACATGGTTTTGGTGCTAACGCTGAGGCAGCTCTTGCTACAGGTGGTTCTGGCGGTCCAGCTGCTGGTAACACTGGAGTAGTTAATGTTGAGTCATGGGATGGTTCATCTTGGACAGAGGTAGGAGATCTAAACACTAAGAGAGAAGGTCATGGAGGTTTTGGTACATACACAGCTGGTTTAGTTGTATCAGGATTAGTTAGAGGAACTGGTTATCCTGCTGACGTTGAATCTTGGGATGGAACTTCTTGGACAGAAGTAAATAATGTTAATCAAGGAAGAGGAACTGGTAGTAGTTTTGGATTACAACCTTCAGGTATTTTTTGTGGAGGACAACCTGCTCCTGCTAATAATTTAACCGAATCTTGGGACGGAACAAGTTGGACAGAGGTCGCTGATTTAAATACTAACAGAGGAAGATGGGGTGGATTTTTTGGATCAAGTAATTCTTCAGGTTTAGTTTGTGGAGGTTATCCTGGCCCATCAACAACAGTTCAAGCTCAAACAGAAACTTGGGATGGAACTTCGTGGACTGAAGTGGCTGATTTAGGAACAGCTAGGTACGATCAAATTTCATCTACAAATGGATCAACTGCATCAGGTTTAGTGAACAGTGGTTTTACTCCTCCCGGTTCAACAGTAACAGAAGAATGGGACGCACCCGCAGTATTTAATCAGATACAAGAGGGACAATTATTTTTTAATTCAACAGCAAACGCTTTTAAAGAAACGATAACAGATTTTCCCGCAGCAACGTGGGCATCGGGTGGCAGTTTAAATACTGCTAGAGACGGCATGCTTGGTGGAGCTGGGACTCAAACAGCAGGACAAGTTGTTGGTGGAAGAGGGCCCTCTGGACCAGGTGATAATCAAGCGGTAAATGAACTTTATGACGGAACATCTTTTACAGAATCTGCAGATTTAAACACAGCCAGACGTTTTTTAACTACTTTTGGTGCCACAAATACAGCCTCTGTTACAGCAGGTGGTTATACTACTACAGAGTCCGCGGACACTGAAACTTGGGATGGATCATCTTTTACAGAATCTGGAAATCTAAATAATGCTAGATACCAATTATATAGTTCAGGAACTTCAACTGCAGGTTTGGCATTTAGTGGTGATCCAGGTAACGTGGGTTACACAGAAACTTGGAATGGTTCAGCATGGACTGAAGTTGCAGATTTAAATACAGGTCGAGGCACCGCTGGAGGTTGTGGTACACAGACATCAACACTAGCTTTTGGTGGTGTTGCAGGAGGCTCTGAAAGAGATGAAACAGAAAGTTGGGATGGCACATCGTGGACAGAAGTTTCAGATTTAAACACAGCTAGAGAAAAACCAGGAGGGTCAGGAGCTTCAGCAGATGTTTGCTTAGCTTTTGGAGGTGACCCACCAAGAACTGTAAACACAGAGTTTTGGAACGGCACGAGTTGGACAGAAGTGAATAATTTATCAACGGGTAGAGGATCTGGTGGTACATCTCATAATTCAGCAAGTGCAACGTTTTTGGCTGGAGGTAGAACTGGAACTCCATTAACGTTAACTGCTAACACAGAGGAATGGACAGCAGATTTAGCTAACAAAACAATTACAGCGAGTTAATTATGGCAACGTATAAGGAAATAAAAGGCGTAACAGTACAAACAAGAGCTGAGGATCCGACTGTAAATGTAGGGTCTTGGGCTTCTGGTGGTAATTTAAATCAAACCTCTATGCTTAGAGCAGGTTTTGGGACACAGACAGCTGCGTATGCATGTGGTGGAGAAGGTCCTCCAGGAGCAGCTATAGCCAATGTAGAAAACTATAACGGCTCTGCGTGGAGTGAAACCACAGATTTAAATACCGGTAGAACAGGTATTCAAGGAGGAGGAGATGGATCTGCAACAGCAGGTATAGTTTTTGCAGGTGAAACACCTGGATCAGGTGGTGGTGGAACAAATCTTACAGAAACTTGGAACGGATCGTCTTGGACAGAAGTAGCTGAATTAAATACGCCTAGAAGATATATGGGCTCTACAACATCGGGAGGAAACACTGCAGTTTTAGCTTTTGGTGGTTTAACTGGATCCCCTGATGGTCCAACTGTCAATAATGAACAGTGGAATGGTTCAGCATGGACAGAAACTGGAGATTTAAATACTGGTAGATATGCAATCGGTGGATTTGGAACAACAACTGCTGCCATAGCGGCAGGTGGAGGTTTTCCTAATAAATCAGAGGTTGAGTCTTGGGATGGAAGCTCATGGACAGAAATTAGTGATATAGCTACAGCTAGGAGAGGTTTAGGAAGCTCAGGGAGTTCAACAGATGGATTAGTTTTTGGTGGAGATAATCCTAGTAAAAATGCTCAAACAGAATCTTTTGATGGAACTAGTTTCACTGAGGTAAATGATTTATCTACTGCTAGAGCATACGGTGCAACTGGAGGAATAACCTCTGCTACTGAAGCATTATTTGCTGGTGGACAAACTTTAACTAATATTACAGAAGACTGGTCTTTTCCTTCAGGACCTCACTTAAACGAAGGTGATATATTTTTATCTGGGGGAGGCACAACGTTAAAAGGTTTTGGAAAAGCGGCTGGAATACCAGCAGGAACTTGGGGTAGTGGAACTAACCTTCCCACAGCTAATAGATCAATGGGTATATTTGGACCATCTACGTCTACAATAATTGGAGGTGGTTATGAACCAGGTGGTTCAGCAACGAACGCATATTCTTGGAATGGATCTTCTTGGTCAGATATCGCAGAGCTTAACGCTAATAAAAACGAAGGTGTTGGTTATGGAAACTCAAGCACTTCTGGATTTATAAATAAAGGAACGAATGAAGAATGGGATGGTTCGTCATGGACAGAGAGAAACGATTTAAATACAGCTAGACAATTATCGGCAGCGTCTGGAAGTTCTACAGCAGGTTTAATAACAGGTGGTGAAGTTAATCCATCAGCTGTTACAGAAACGTGGGATGGAACTAATTGGACAGAGGTTGGAGACACCAACGAAGGTAGATATGGAGGAGCGTTGTCAGGAACACAAACAGCCGCTATATTTGCTGGTGGAGTAGAATATCCTGGAGGATCAAAAGTTGCTAGCGCTGAAACATGGAATGGCACAAGTTGGACAGAGGGAAATAATTTAAATGAAGGTAGATCAAGAACTGGTTATTCCTCAAAAAGTGTGGGTATTGCAATGGTTTTTGGTGGTGAAAATCCTAGTAATGCTAATAGTGCTAAAACTGAAATATACAATGGCACTAGTTGGACAGAAATAAATGACATGAGTTCTGCTCGTAGAAGCACAGGTGCTGGTATTAGTGGCTCGGCTGCAGCAGGAAGTTTGGCCGTGGCTGGAACACCTCCAACTGTAGCAACGGTAGAAGAGTGGTCAGTGGATAATGCGTTAGGTACAGTAACCTTCTCATAGACTTGACCTTTATATAGAAAGGTATATAAAGAGACTAGAATGAATAAAGGAGACAGAATGTCAAAAGAAAAACGTAATATAGCTACTAAGCTAGAAACAGAGTCAAAATATTTAACAAACATCTTAGATAAAGATGATGTTAAAAATTTTAAGAAATTAATACCAGAACTACAAGATACATGGATGAAGAAACAAATGTTTCGTACAGAAACAGAAATGAGATTTTCTGTGTTATCAGATAATAAATATCCAACAAAAGCTGCAAAGTATTGGCAATCTGTAAGAGAACAGAACACACACTTTGAGAACTTAGTTCACCTATCATTTGATGCTAGGAAGAACGATGTTGAAATAAAAAAATTAAAAAGAGATATTAAAAAAGAAAAAGATACGTTAGAAAAAGAACTTAAACAAGTAGAGCTAGAAGAAAAATTGTACGCTAAAGCAACTATGGAACTTGTTGCTAAACATAGAATGAGAGAAGTAGCGACTTGGTCTAAACTTAAAAAAGAGTTTGATGATGGTAACTTTGATAAGAACGATGTGAACACACACCAAGCTAAATCATATCTATTAAGATTACAAAGACAGAAAGAGACTATAACTCCTGGTACATCACAACCTGAAGTATTTAATGTATTAGGACAACTAGAAGCTTTAGAAAAAGGTTTAAGAGAAAACACTTTATCTTTAGACAGTAAGAAAACTAAAAAATTAAAATGAAGTTCGACTTTGTTTATTTAGGTCAGACGGTTTTAAAATACCAGGTCCCTTTAGAAGTATTCGTAGGTCTTAATGAAATCTACGAAAAACAGAAAAAACAATTACCGAAAGCTAACAAACAGTTGGTAGGTAAAATACAAGACGAAGTATCTTTATTTTATTCAGGTCCTAACAATGATAAGATGCATCAGCATTGTTTCTTACCAGATGATATACTTAAATGGTTTCATAGTATCTTTGATCATTACACAGATTGGAACAAGATAGGTCCAACAGAAAAATCTATAAACTCTATTTGGGTTAATGAAATGAAAGCACATGAATATAATCCTGTGCACATACACCAAGGTAAACTTTATACAGGTTTATCCTCTGTGATGATTTTAAAATTACCTAAAGACACTGGAGTAGAATATTCTGCTGAAGAAAAGCCCATGAATGGTAGACTACAGATTATTGGTGCAGCTAACGGTCAGTTTTCTAAAACAGATTATTCTCCAAACATGAAGATAGGAGACTTCTATGTTTTTCCTTATGACATGAGACACTGCGTATATCCATTTAACGGAACTAAAGAAACAAGAAGAACATTAGTTTGTAATGTAGATGTTGATTACAATCCTGTGTCTTCAAGAACTGGATCGGGACAAAACGAATGATACCTAGAATGCCTCGATGGCAATCTTATGTTGCCACAACCACACAACCTATCTTTACACCTGAACAATGTAAGATGATTATAGATGCTGGTCATCAATGTGCACCGGAACAAGCTAAAGTGGGCGGAGGAGATAAAGGTGAATACGATACAAAGAAACGAGTGACAACCATATCTTGGATACCTTTTGATAAACTACCACAGATGTACAAAGTTATTGAGAATCAATTATCTATCGTAAACTTAAATCATTTTTATTTTGATGGTGTAACACTTACAGAACCCGCACAGTTTACAGTGTATCCTAAAAAAGGTTTTTATGATTGGCACATGGACCTTAATGCTTTTGGTCAAAACGGAGAAAATCCAATTAGAAAAATATCCATGACTTGTTTATTATCAGATCCATCAGAGTTTACTGGAGGGGACTTATTATTTTCAGAGATGGGTGATAACAAACCCCTGCCCTTGAAACAAGGACAAGCTATATTCTTTGCATCATTCTTAAGACACAAAGTTGCGCCTGTTAAAAAAGGTGTAAGAAAATCTTTAGTAATGTGGTTTGGAGGACCACCATTTAAATGAGTCAACTTAAAAGAAAGATATTATTTCCAACTGCTGTTTATTTTAAAGATATACCTAACGCTAAAGAACTTAATAAATATCTATTTAAAGAAATAAAGAAGTGGCGTAAGGCAGATCCTGAAGGAGAGAAGAAAACAAATTCTGGTTTTGGCTGGCACAGCAAAACCGATATGGATAAAAGAAAAGAATACAAACCTCTTATCGATGAATTATTTAAAATGGCTTACGAATGTAATGCAGACTTTGGTGTTACAGGTAAGTTAGGTCTTGGTAATATGTGGGCTAATATTAATCCAACATATAGCTATAATAAAACACATACACACCCTAACTCTATGTGGTCAGGTGTATATTATATTAAAGTACCGAAGAACTCTGGTAAATTGTTTTTAGAAGATCCTAGACCAGGACCCAATACACATATGCCTCGAAGAGTAGACAATCTACCCGAACAATTATGGAGAGTATGTGCTTACGAACCTATGGAAGGACGTATGATCTTTTTTCCATCTTGGCTACCTCATGGTGTTGATATAAATATGAATACAGACAAAGGTGAAAAGAATTGGAGAATATCTGTGTCTTATAATTTTATACAAATATGAGTTTTAAGAAAAACAAATATCAAGTTATTCGTGGTGCTATATCTAAAGAAGTAGCAGACATAGCTTATAGATATTTACAAATATCAGCAGAGGCAGATTACTGGATGTTAAACAATGGTATGACTCATGAAGGTAATAAACTTGTAGGTAATTTTAAAGATGAACAAGTTCCAGGATCCTACGCTAAATATGGTGACAGACTTATGGAGACACTATTAGTTAAAACTATAGATGTCATGCAAAAGAAAACAGGACTTAAATTAGTGCCCACTTATTCTTACACAAGACTTTATAGAAAAGGTAATATTTTAAAAAGACACAAAGATAGACCTAGCTGTGAGATATCGACCACACTAAATCTAGGTGGAGATAACTGGCCTATATTTATCGATCCTACGGGGTCTAGCAACGTCATAGACGAGTATAAAAACATACATAAGCCTGGTGCACCCAAAGGTGTAAAAATAGACCTAAAACCAGGAGATATGCTTATCTATTCTGGTTGTGAATTAGAGCACTGGAGAGAGCCTTTTGAAGGTCAATTATGTGGCCAAGTATTCCTACACTATAATCATGCAGATGGACAGTTTGCAAAGAGCAATTTGTATGATAAAAGACCTATGCTAGGAATAGTCAAATAACGTTGAATATCAACGCAATCTAATATAATCTGGAGATCTATGTTACAGAAGGTTAATTTTGCACCTGGAATCAATAAACAAATCACTGCCACGGCCGCAGAGGGTCAGTGGATAGATTGTGATAATGTTCGTTTTAGATATCTATTTCCTGAAAAGATAGGTGGTTGGAAACAATTAGGGGCAGATAATATCACCGGTGCTGTAAGAGCTTTACATCAATTTACAAACAGTGCAGGTAGAAAATACTCTATCATAGGATCAAACAGAATATTGTACGCTTATTCAGGTGGTGTGTTCTATGATATACACCCAATTAAATCTACAACAACACTTACAAACGCTTTCAGCACGACTAATGGATCAACTGAAGTTACAATAAATTTTTCTGGTGATCATGGCATACAAGCTGGCGATATAGTATTATTAGACAATTTTTCATCTATTACAGATTCAAACTTTAGTGCATCAGATTTTGACGACATAAGGTTTATGGCAACCACTGTGCCATCGTCAAGCACAATTACAATAACAATGCCATCTAATGAATCAGGGTCTGGAGCAACACAGTCTGGTGGTATTAGAGTTAGACATTATTATAGAGTTGGACCAGATGTGCAAGCACAAGGTTTTGGTTGGTCTCTTGGATCTTGGGGTGGACAAGAAGTAGGAGCTTTCACAACTGTTTTGTCATCAGACATAAACGCATCTACAACAAGTATTACATTAAACGATGCATCACAATTTCCATCATCAGGTACAAACTTTATACAAATAGGGTCAGAGGAAATATCCTACACAGGTATATCTACAAACACACTAACAGGTGTAACAAGAGGTGTGCGAAACACAACAGCAGCATCACACACTGCTGGTGCTACAGTTACAGATACATCTAACTTCGTAGCTTGGGGTGAGGCAGCATCAGGAGACTTAGTTATTGATCCTGGTATGTGGTCCATTGATAACTTTGGTGACAAAGCTATTTGTTTAATTGTAGATGGAGAGGTGTTTGAGTGGGATTCTGCAGCAACAGATGCAACTAATTCTAGAGCAACTATTATTTCAGGTGCACCAACAGCATCAAGACACATGCTTGTATCTACACCAGATAGACACTTAGTATTCTATGGAACAGAAACAACGATTGGCACGAAGTCTACACAAGATGATATGTTTATTAGATTCTCGGACCAAGAAGACATTAATACTTACACACCTACAGCAACCAATACAGCTGGCACACAGAGACTGGCCGACGGATCACGGATCGTTGGAGCAATCAGAGGTAGAGATGCAATTTATGTTTACACTGATACAGCTTTATTTACACAACGTTTTGTAGGTCAACCATTTACATTTGCCTTTTCACAAGTAGGTACAAACTGTGGACTAGTGGGAAAGAACGCAGCAGTAGAAGTTGATGGCGCTGCATACTGGATGTCGGAGAACGGTTTTTTTAAATATGCTGGTGCTCTTGAAACACTACCATGTTTAGTAGAGGACTTTGTATATGATGATGTTAATTTAGATTCTGGTAATCAAATGATTTTTGCAGGTCTTAACAATTTGTTTGGTGAAGTTATGTGGTTCTATCCAACATCAAACTCTGCTGTCGTAAATAAAATGGTTTGTTATAATTATCAAGACTCATCACCACAAAGACCCATATGGACAGTAGGCACATTAGCTAGAACAGCGTGGGCTGATTCTGCGGTGTTTGGTAATCCACATGCTTTAGAGTATGACGCTGATGGTGTTGAACCAGCAACGTCATCAACTTATGTGCAAGGTAATACAGACGGTATTTCTACATACTATCAACACGAAACAGGGACCGATCAAGTTAAAGGTGGAACGGTAACCGCTATCACAGCAAATATATTATCAGGAGACTTTGATATTACACAAAGATTACAAAGAGGTGCAACAACAGGCTCTGCAGATATTAGAGGTGACGGTGAGTTTATTATGAAGATAAGAAGGTTTGTACCTGACTTTATATCTCAAACAGGAAATACGAGAGTAACTTTAAATTTAAAAAATTATTCTAATGACACAGCTGCAAGCTCATCACTTGGACCTTTTGATGTTAGTTCGTCTACAACTAAAGTAGACACAAGAGCCAGAGCTAGAGCCATCGCATTAAAAATAGAAAACACTAGCACAGCACAAGATTGGAAACTTGGCACGTTTAAATTAGATATACAACCGGATGGGAGAAGATAATGAGTCTAAAAGGTCAACTTTTAAGCGGTGGTATACAATTTGCAGCTAATAAATTATTGGGTCAAGGTAAATTTCAAAAACCAGGTTTAATTGATATATATACCCAAGGCGGTTATACCGGTCAAGGCACAGGAAAAACTACTAAAGGACCAACAACTTTAGGTAGCATAGCTAAACAAGGAATTTTAAATGTATTAGCTAAAAGTATTCTTGGACCCATACTTGGACCGTTAGCTTTAACTGTAGGTCAAAACTTTTTATCTAAAAGAAAAGATAAAGGATTAGGTATTATGCCTTTTAGTGGTCCTTTTAATTTTGGTAAACCAGATGCACCTACTGTTAAAGAAACAGCAGGTAAATATGGAATTACAAACATAGAAGATATAAAAGATGTTGAACTACCAGAGGACTCAGGATCCCCTGCTGGTGAGGGTTCGTATGATTATGGAATAACACAAGACATAGATTATAGTGATACTGAAGCAGTAGCTGATGCAATTGATAGTTCTACACCAGAGGATTTTGGACAATCAGAAGGTATGGTAGATGGTTGGGAGGATTAAATGGCAAAGATAGTGCAAGTATTAACAAGACCTAGTGAGACGTATAAACAATCTGTAGCTGATGCACAGGTTAGGGATCTTGATGGTATTATACAAAAACTTAACACAACGTATCAACAAGAATTAAAGGATGAAGTAGAGGCACAAAACTTCTTTTTAAATTAATGGCAAATAGTTTTATAAATAAAAAAGCAGACTTAACGACTACAAATCTAACAACACTATACACGGTGCCGTCGTTTAAAACTGCTGTAGTTAAATCAATTTTAGTATCTGAAGATGCAGGATCAGGAGCTAATATAACAGTGACTTTAGTGGACGCATCGTCAAATATATTTAGCTTGTTTAAGACAAAAGCTATATCTTCAAATGCTACAACAGAGCTATTAACACAACCTCTTGTTATGGAGGCTAGCGAGGCTCTAAAAGTCCAAGCCAGTGATGCAAACGAGCTGCATGTGGTGGCTTCTATATTAGAAATAGAACCAAGAGAGGTAACAACATAATGCAAACAATAAAGCCAGAAAAGATAATAACGACGATATCGAACTTGAAAACAGGTGAAAAATACAATACAGATGAGGAATGGAAAGCAAAAGGC